TAAGTCCGTGAAGGAATCCTTCCAGTGGATATAAGACCTTCTCAGCAAGTAGAGACTCTTCTGTATATCGTAGAATAGTTCCTTGTTCACCAGTAGCAACACCCAAATCATCATTCATAAACTTCTTAAATTCCCAGTTCTCTAGAACATTCTTACTAAAGCCACCAGGACCAAACCAACCCCCCACAGCCATTTCAATACCTTTATGAAACTCTTGAAGGATAAAGGAACCCTTATAGGCATTCTTCTTTTTCCAATATGTTAACATATAGAGCATTTCAGCAGCATCTTGTGCTACATAAGAGAGGGCTTTATTTCCATCACCAAGAGGTTTGGATACATATCTTCCTGGATTCTTTTGTATAAAAGCAATAGCGTCGTCGTAGTTGTGGAATTCTGTACTAGGAATAGTCTTAATACCAGCCTGTTTCATCACCCCTTCCCCATGAGTACGGTCTTGTTCCCATCTAGCCGTATCTATGGAAGGGCCGAAGATGGGGTATCCTTTATCACGGTACCGTTCTAATGGATAAATGTACTTACAGTTGTCTGTAGTGAAGATTAAATCAGCCCACTTCATGTGGTCTTCCCAATGGGCTACACGTTTAATAAGACCATCCCCAACTAAATTTCTATCTCCATTGGGCTCATGTCTAACAAACCAACGAACTTCGTGTCCATAAGCCTGGGCCCGTAAAGCCAAATCTAATCCAAGACCATCAAAATCAATTATTAATAAATTCAATCCGCTTCTCCTAGGCGTTTCCGTTCTTCTACATAGTGTTCATGTGAAGGAACATACATCTTATACCCCTCTACCCAGTCATCTTTAAACACTTGTTGGGCTCCTTTAAGGGAAATCTCATTATTCTTTACCATCTTGAGCATCACATACTCAAGATCATCTTTCTTATCGGCATTCCATTTCCCATATCGAGACATTGGGAATAGGTTGGATTCAGAATCAGAACCACCGAGAGAACGAGGGACTATGTGATCCAGTTCATAGTTAGCCGGGTTAACATTCTTATACCCAGACTCTTTAAGCATACGAGCTCTAATGGCATCTGTATCCCGTATAAGAGGCCTACGGCCCTGCTTACCCATTTCAAAGTTCTCTTTCATCTCTCCAGGAGATTTGTCCTTATTGGGATAGGAATGAGTCTCTTCAAACATAGAAGGTCTATCTAGAGCAGCCGCGGTCTTCCTGTGGAAGTCACTAGACTCTCCTTGGGGTTTGCCCCCTTTACCGTAAACAGGAAAACCTCCCATACCAGCCGCGCCTTTAATAAGGCCCTCTGTAAGAGTCTTCCCACCCATAGCTCCCTGAACCTGAAATGGTAGAGCACCCGATAGGGCTGCTTTAAGCCTCCCAGTGACTGTATTGTCTTTTAACTTAGGAGCATAAGGGGACGCATATTCTGTGCCCGTCAGCCCAATTGTAAAGGCTTTTGGAAAGAATCCTAATTTGTTAGCAATTGCTTTATCTGAATCTTCAAACATATGCCATGGTTCCATAGCATGTTTGGCTAGTTGAACACTAGTCCCGTCCTTAAATTCTAGTCTGGTGGGGTCTTGATTCTCCCAAATATTTCTACCAGAGGTTGCCCAATTAGCAAGATTCATAGCCGTGAGGTATGTAACAGCTAATCTAGCCTGATACCGTCGGGCCAGATCTCCTTGAGTCTTAGGTTTAATAAGACCCTTAATTCCCCCCCTAAGGTCCCATCTTGAAGGATCTGATAGGGATTTGGGGAGAGCAGTTGAGAACGCTCTAAATGTGGATATTGTCCAGTCAGGTGCAAAAAGCAGTAACTGTAGATTTCTCCGACCTTCAGGACTGAAGGCTGCCATCGAGAGGGTTTCTCCAAGCTTTGTTGTCGACTGTCTAGCGATGTCATACCAGTCCAAACCCCCATAAGTATTATTAATCATTCTGGTTATTTCTCGGATTTGTTTCGCACGACCTTCAGCAGTTTTAAATAGTTCTGGGTGGTCTATTTGCATCTTCTCAAGATACTTCAGATACGTATTAATCTTTAAACCAGTATGAAGGTAGTCCCAAGTAAACTTATCTAGTTTACCCATTGTTTTAGTTTCAATGGCTGTCATAGCCTTTTCCATGTATTCCTTTCCATAACCAAATTTAGAAAGGAACTCATCTGCTAGTTTACCAGAAGTTCCAAGAACACCACGAGTCACATCTTCAGGAGTACCTATTATAAGACCATTCATAATAGCTTCTAAAACATCTGGATGGGCTTCTGCAAACATCCTAAGAGATTCTTTCATTCCAATAGAACCTTTCTGATCTAGACCACCAGCAAGTATGTGAGCTTCTATAAGAGACTTAGCATGGAATAAACTCCACGATACATTGAGTCTCTTAATAGCATTGGTAAGAATACTAAGGGCTTGTATAATAGGACCAGGTTCTCTAGCAGCTAGCATATGTTTCATAGCAGGATATATATCAGGATGAACAGCAAACCCCTTAAACATATTATCTTCTATTACTTTATATCCATGAGGAACACCTTCTCTCATCATATTAACAAGAACAGGATCTCCCCGTTTAACTGCAACACCATTTATTCTAATGTGATCTGGCATTGTTCTTAATTTACGAAGACCGTCAATAGCTTCTTTATTAGTAATAGCGTCCAACATAGATCTTGAATAGATCTCATGAACATGGGCTAGATCTGTAGTCTTTAATTTAAGACCTAGACTTGTAATCTTATCCATAAATTCACCAAAGTCTGGTGCAGTTCTATGTTTACTGAATCTAGAAGTTGTTTTAGTTCCAGGTATTGGACGTTCTGTATTAAGAATTTGCTGCATCAGAGCATCTCTTGTAGATTGCTCCATATCACCAAAGTCAATAATACGAGTAGCATAGTGCTCTAAGAGCCCATCAATGATACCCAATTTCTCGGCACGTTCTCCGGTTTCTTTTGTAAAAGATTTATATAAATCGAAAGCTTCTTTTTCTTTCCCAGTAAGAAGAGGTTCATATGTTTTAACTCCATCCACCTCAGTAATCTTTTCAGCCTGTTTACGTTGAATTTTTTCCCACAAGGCTTCCCGATCTTTTTGGTCTGGGAGAAGTTCTCTTAAAGAATTAGATTGTTGCCAAGATATTACTTCATTAACTCTCCGTTGTGCTAGGTCAACACCAATTATATTCTTAGCGGCTTTAATATATTCTTCTTCAAACTTCTCTGGAGAATCTGGAGAACCCTCCCCCCGTTTAATTCCCAAATGAGTTTCTAATATAGACATAGCCTTAGTAGGCTTGGCTGCAAAGCTTTGCCAAGCTCCAGCAAAAGCAATCTTCCAAGGATCTATTTTGTCTTCTCCCAAAACTTCTTGGGTTGCTTCTATTGTGGATCCAACACCACCCATAAAAGCTCGCTGTGCTCCAGCAGAGACTACTTCTTCTCCAACAGCATTTACAATAGGTTTAATAGCACCAGGACCAAACCCCACCAAACCCCCCACAAAGCCGCCCGCAAAAGTAGATTTGGGAGATTGTCGTTGTTCACGGGCTCTTGTCTCTGGATCAAAACCAGACTTCTCAAGAGCCTCGTCTCCGACCGCTTTTTTAATTTCTTCAGTAGCCTTTTCTCCTAACCATCCACCACCAAAAGCTCCACCAAGACCAACCAATCCTGTGGTAACAAGACCCAGAATTGGGTTGATAGCAGCCGCAGCTTCTTCAATAGGAGCTGCAGCAGCTACGGCTGTGACAGCACCCCCCAAACCACCCACATTTGGGAGAAGGCCTTCCACAGCAGCTTTACCAAAAGCTACAGTATCGTGTGGTTTATGAGAGTCTTCTGTAACATCGACAAAACCTTTTTTAGATTCTGTTGCATCTTTAAATCCAGAAGATTCTGTAACGTCTTTAAACCCACCCGTAGTCTGTTCATTTGTGTGGTCCGTTACATCAACAAAAGGCATTAGTGATTCATTCCAGAGTGTGGTGGAGTATCAAAGGATTCACTTATAAGATCATCAGCGGCTTTGCTGTGTAGTGTTTGTTTAGTTTTAATTTTACCGAGTTTAATGCCTTGGGCAATTATTTGTGCCCTTGTCATACCAGGATTCCCTTTTATGTTGGCTGTTACCCAAGACTGTTCTGTGGGTGCTAGAGACGCAAAAGTAACCTTGGATTCAGGTAAATTAGTGTTGGTGTTGGTGTCTATAGGACTCTTCGGTTTATTAGGATGTAGTTTGTTCTCTCTATAGGTATCAAAGTTACCGAGAGATTTGTAGTCATCAAGAGCTTGTTTTAATTCCGAACGAGCGTCTTCAATCTCTTTACTAAGACGAGTTGATTGTTTTGCTTTATGTTCTGGATCACCTTTACTACTTTCGACAGAACGTAATTCTGCTTCTAGATCAGAGAGTTCTGTTTTAATATTAGTAACATTTCCTTGAGCATAAGTTCTATCAGCAGTCCAATCTGCTCGAAGACCTTTATCGCCAGAACCCTCCTCTTTTTTTGATTTTTGAATAGCAATTGTATCTTTATGGAACTGGGCTAGATCAGCATCACGGAGTGCTTGTCTAGCAGTATCACGATCTTTTTCCATTTCCCTTGCTCTATCATGTGCAGCCTTCTCAGAAGCTACTGCTTGTTTAATAATTAATTCTTGTTGTTTTCGTTCTTCGTCCATACGTTTTGATAGAGGCATTGATTGACTTTGAATATTGTTTACGGCTTTGTCAAGAGGAAGGCCCTTCTGTTGCATATCCATAATACCAGAAACCATTTTAAGTTTTACATCGTCTGGTAATCCAGAACCTTTAGCAATGTCAATTAGTCCGTCATAGGACTGAGCACCGGCAGTCTGTTCTGCCACGCTCTCTAATTGTCCTTGGACAATCTTCATTTGATTTAGAGTCTGTGTTTGTGCTGCAGTTTTAAGATTAGAAGCCTGTGATTGTAATTCATAGGCTTGTTTACCATATCCCCTGGATGCAAGAGTACCTGCCGCTTTAGTGAGGGCATTCATTTGTTGAACAGGATCAGATTTCTGATCATCAGGGATAGCTTTCTCTGCATCAACTAGAGCTGACTTTTCCTGATAACCTTCTACTTTCTGTTGGGCCCAATTAGCAGTCTGTTCAAAGACTCCCCAGGGATTGGTTGGAGCTACCATAATCAAACTCCAGGATAGTTTTGAACGGTTGAGGTTGGATCACCCATCTGAGAAGCAGTCTGTTGAGCTTGGTTTCCATAATTGTCACCAAACAAACTAGAGTACATAGAACTTATTCCTGAGAACATACCACCCCCACCAAGCATTCCCGTTGCAGCACCAACACCCATACCCACCAAACCCATAACGTTGTCCCATCCTTGTTGCTGCACTTGGTTGGCTTGGTTAGATTGACTCATTACACCACTATACTGTGCCGCTGCTGCCTGAGCAGGAGACTGACCTGCACCAGATAAAGTAGATAACTGCCCAAACATTTGGTTGTAATAGTTATTAAAATTACTCTGCCCTAGGTTCTGTAGAGCGGCCTGTTGATGACCGGAACTAACCCCACCAGTAGCAGCCATGCCTGTATTAACAGCATTTGTACCAGCCTGCATGGTAGAGCTAAACCCAGGGCCTGACATAGCCATGCTAGGATCATTAACTAAATTGTTAAGTTGTCCTGCTGCTTGTTGACGGTACTGTGAGTACGGGTCATAGGTACTAAGACTTTGGGGAGGGGGTGCAACTGTACCACCACCAAAAAATGAACTCATAATTATTTCCTTAAATTAGTTTAGAGTATAATTTCTCAAAGAATGTATACCCTAAGTATTCAAACAATTTGGAATTATCAAGATGCAACTTAGTAGAATACAATATTCTATTAACACCAAGTTCTTTCAGATATTGTTCGGCTTTCTGAAATAACTTAATGCCCGTTCTTCCCTTTCTATATTGCTTACGAAGATAATATACATCTTCAAAAGCAGTTAAACAAGCCATATAGTGCATATGTGGAGATACGAAAAACACAATATATCCAATTAATTCTTGTTCTTTACGGCAAGTGAATACTTTGAGTACTCCTGCTTCTGCCAGTGAATGATATTTAGCCCAATCTGGTTCTACGTCATATTGTTTGGTAACTGACAATTCCTCATAGTGTTCTGGAATTATTTCCTTCCAATCTTCTATGAAGTCAACAAACCTTTCTTCTTGGTACGTTATCATTTAAGTCCTATAGTTCGTTGGCTGTACGCCATCATTCTCCATTTCACCAATATGGAAATCTATTTCAGCCGAATCCAATCGTAAAGGTTGAGCATCTGTACACAAGAACTCCCAAGCGCGTCTTCGGGCTTGTCCTGCCTGATATAGTTGTGGCCTTGGTTTACTTAAGTCTACTTGACGATAGGGAGACCAAGTATTGTAATCATCATCTGTGTGTCTAATTTTCATAACAGCAGGGACTTTATCACCCACTATTTCTACTCTAGTATAGAACTTACGTTTAGTAGTTCCACTATCTGTAATATCTGTTACAGCCCTGTAGTAGATAGGAGCACCTGCATCAGTATAATTGTAATCTGACATTGTATATACAGTGCCATTATCATCATCTAAGAAGTAATAAATAGAGGTGGCCCCATAGGTTCCTGCATAGTAACTGGGTCTAAAATACTGCTCTCCATATATTCCAGTAACCCCGGACGTAGCGTCACCGATGGCCCACATAGTCCACTGTGTCCAAACTTTCTCACCAACGTCATATACTATTGTAACATTTAAATCTTCCAATGTCAAGACATAAAACATATGTCCATTGTATTTAAATGTAAAAGAAGATACTGTCACTAGGTTGCTATTAGATAAGATTCTCTCTATATAGGCAGTAGATATTTTTGTTGGAGATAGTCCTTGTAACATATAGACAGCAGGCCCTGTATTCTTGGACTGCCCTACCCATACCACTGACATTTCCATTTGAGCAATAGACTCGCCATTAGCACAACCTATCTCAAAGGAATAGCTATTAGCAGGAGCTAGGGGGGATCCAGTACCTAAAGCACTAGAAGCGGCATCGTAAAAGGGGATTGTAGACCATTGCCCAAAGGCAACTACATAATTTAACTGCTTGGCAAGTCCTACTAAAGTATTTGGTTCTATTTCACAGGTTAGGTAATCTAGAGCATACCAGGAAGTAGGGTCATTAACTGCACTCGTATATATTTGACCATTGGGTTGCCCCACCACTGTATAGGTATCTAAATAAGCGACACCGGGAACCAAACCACCCGTACTGAGTTGAGGAAAGGAATTTAAGGTAGCGTTAGCAGTAGCACCATTTCCCCTCACACCAGACCAAGCAAGAGTAGCTGTGCCATTAGTAGCTGAACCACTAGAAAATGCAGGTGCATTAACAAGACTTGCGTCAAAAGTTCCGGCTGTTGTTACAGTATAAACATTTCCACCGTAATAAACCGTTTCTCCTAGTGTAGCTGTGCCACTAGCTGCCCATGCTGTACCATAAGAAAATCCTTCAGTAATAGTTACAGTAGGTGTTGTTGTATAGCCAGAACCGCCAGATACTAACGTTACATTGGTTCCTACAATAATACCGGATTGCGGGACACAGGTAATTACAGCAGCTAATCCGGCCCAAGTAAGATTATTCACTGTTCCACTGGTGTGGGTGGGCGGGGTTGTATTGGTAGTAAAAGTAGTTGTAGCAGTGTATAAATTAACACCATAAACTACTTGTTGTGCCGCAGCAACCACTAGATTGGCTGTCCAAAGGACACCCGCAGTAATTATAGGCTCTATATAATTAGTGCCACCATTAACAACTGTTATCTGAATTACATAATCGTTGGTAAGTGGAATAAAACCATATTTACCAGCTAAGGGAGTATTAGAGGGCCACGGAGTGCCAGAAGTAATATATGAGGGATTATATATATAACCATTAGACTGGTTATGGACAAACATAGTACTAGTTAAGGCAGAAGTAGTCATTAATAATCCAAGTTAAAAGGAAAGAATAACAGCACCAGCCCCACCATTGCCGGGACAACTAGTATTAGCATATGTTAATGCACCATTACCACCAGCACCATAGCCAGTTCCATTGATACCACCAACACCAGGTACCATGCCATTATTCATGCCTATCCCCAGAGTTCCCACAGTTCCGTTTGGTGTACCC